TTGATCAGCGGGGCACGCCCCGTGTCGCGCGATCGATGAAGTCGCCAGTGTCTTTCTCAAGGTAATGATGCATCGCGTCGTAGCGCGCCTCGGCTTCATCACCGCTCTGATAAGCCGGGAATTGCTCGATGCCGAACCGGTGCGCCGCCGCGATGGCGGCATCCGGCTCCAGCGCCTTGCCACCCCACACGGTGGGGATGTTGTAGGTCTTGCCGTCGTCGTTTTCGAAAGACATTTGCAACAAGGACGACACGCCACCATCCGGATGGACGATCTTGCCGGTGCCGTAAAGGTTGTTGAGATGCACGTTGTAGAGAAACTTTTCCTCCGGCGTGAGCGACATCGCCGCGTCGGCCTCGGGCATGTGGTTGGCGCGCGGGCCGGGATCGATCCGCTTCAGCGCGTCGAGGTATTCGGGCGACGGCGGCGGCTCCTCGGCCAGCGGTGGCCGCGGCACCATCGGCGCCGGTCCCATGTCCAGGTTGTTGATCAGCGAAGCCACCGCGACCCCGCCGCTTCCATGCGGTAAATCACGTTGAATTCATCGCCGCCGATCTGCCGAAAGCCCGCCACGCGATTGAACCGGTGCTGCCGCGTGTCGTGGTGCGGCGTGCGCGTGATGACGTGCCCGTGGGCCGCGAGGACCGGCGCGAGGCAATGGCGGACATCGGTCAGGGTGATCGGCTTGTCCGGATTGAACAGCACGAAGTGAAACTCTGGTCCGTTGACCAGCGTGGCCCCGACCAGTTCGCCGCCGCGCTCGTAACCCTCGATCGTCCAGCCCCGCCAACAGCGTTCGTAATGCTCGCGCGTGAGGTAGATCGTTGGCCCGACGACCTCCCAGATGCGGTCCATGAGCGTCATTCACCGCCACCGCCGCCGGGGTTGGTGTTGGTCGGATTACCGGGGGTGCTGAACGTCGGAGAACCCGACGCCGGGGTCGCGGTCGAACCCGGCGGGCCAAGCTGCCGCTGATCACCGAGGTTCGACGGTGGCCCCGTTGACTGCGTCGCCGATGAGGACGGCTGTCCGAACCGCAGCACGGAGTTGATATTCGTGTTGGCGTCGATGTTGCCGAACATCTTCAGGCCCTCGTTGAGGGTGTCCATCGTGTTGTTGAGCGCCGTCGCCTGCTGGTCCGTGTTTAAGTTCGGGTTCGTCATGAATTGCTGCATGTTTTGCAGGGCCTGGGAGTAAAGCGCCTGCGCCCCAGCCGAGTTTTGCAGCACGCGCTTGTTGTCTTCCTGGATCTGCGTGATTTTCTGTTGCGCGGTCGAATTGGCCGCGATGTTGGCCAGCGCGCCCTGATTGACGAGGTTCTGCGCGGCCAGTGTCGTCGCGTTGTTGCCCTGCGCGATGATCTGCGCCGACAGGGTCTGCTTGTCGGCCACGCTCAATGACGTGTCGGCCTGGATCTGGGCGATCCGCTGTTGGCTCGTGTTGTTCAGCGTGGCGAGGATCTGCGCCGCCGACGATGCCTTGTCCTGCAACGTCAGTTGCGTGTTGGCGCTCAACTGCCCGAGGGCCAGCTGTGCGTTTGTCTGGATATTCTGCGCGGCCAGTGTGGTCGCGTCCTGCTTCTCCTGGTTTGTCAGCGAGGTGTCGGATTGCAGTTTCGCGATGGCCTGCGAGGTCTGACTGATCTTGTCCTGCACGCTCAGTGACGTGTTGGACTGGATGTTCGCGATGTCCTTCTGTGACTGCGTCTGGATCTGGGCGATATTGGTCTGCCCGGCGATCTGTTGCGCCTGCAATTTCGCCGTGTTCTGCGCCGTGGTGGTGTCGGACGCCGCCTTGGCATAGGTCGCGGCGTCGGCGGCGGCGATCGGCGTGGCGGCGGTGTAGAGCGCGGACTGCCCCGCCGTGATGCCGGTCGAGGAGTTGATCAGACCCCGCTGGTTCATCAAATTGCGGGCGTTCGCCTCGGCCTGCTGCATGAGCGGCGAGCCGGAAGCGATGATGTTGCCGATCTGATGTGAAACGGTCTGATCGGGGGTGACGTTGAACGCGTTCGGCGCGTTCGGATCAGTCGGCGCGGCAGGCGTGGCCGTCGTCGGCGTGGCGCTGGGCGCCGCCGCGGGGGCGGTGTTCGGCGGCGTGGCCGGCGCGCTGGTGCCGTCCGGTGCCGGCGCGCTGTTGATCAGGCCGTTAGCCTGCGGCACCGCCGGAGGTGCCGTGCCCGGCGGTGGCGGGATCGGCGGCGGCGCGGTCGGGGTGTTAAGCCCCGGGCTGAGGGACGCGGACATCAGTCGCCTTCGACGGTGACGTTACGCTCACGGGACATTGATTGTAAGCGGATCACATCAATGATCGGCGCCGAGTGCCGATAGGGGATTTCGTAAAGCGCGGCGAGAACGACGTTCCACTGTTGCGCCTCGAGACTTATCTCAAGGCGCTCGTTCGGCTGGAACTGCATCGGTTGCTGGTCCATTCAGGCTGATCCTTTCGTCTCGAGCGCGGTCAGGCGCGCATGCAACGTCTTGATGGCGTTGACGGCGGCGGCCAGAATTGGGTCTGTCTGAATGCCGAGGACCGGGCCACCGTCGCCAGCCACCGCTTTCCACTCGTCGGGCGCGTCCATCTCCACGACCGCCTCGGGCAGCACGGCCTGTAGCTGCGCCGCGCCAAAGCCGAGTTCAATACGATCGTGAAATCGCTTCTCGGCCTGATGCCAGCGGCGGAACGTCAGCGGCGCGATGGCCAGGATCTCAGCGAGACCGTGCGGAGCCTCGGTGATGTCAGCCTTGGTGCGCTCGTCCGACGTTACGATATACGGGCCTGTCCCGGCCTGTCCCGCCAGCCAGTTGTAAGAAACATAGTCAACGATGCTGAAAATATACTGCTGACCGCCGGGGATCGAATAGACAAGCTGCCCGTTGCTGATGTTCCAGTTCCAATTCCACCCCGGCGAGTACTGCTGGAAACGATAAGACCCGTCAGTGTAGAACCGCCAATTTCGCGTGCTGTCGGGCCAGATGCCTCCGTTGCTCTGAACGTATGAGGTCGTGACCTCTCCCGAAACCGTCGCGTTGCCGGTCGTGGAGAAGCTGGCGCCCGCCACGTTGCCATTCGCGCCGATGTTGCCCGCCCCATCGATGGTGAACAGAGCGAAACTGTCACTGCCGCGGATATATTGCATCACGCCGCTGGAGCGCACGTATTGCCAACGCCAGCCGCCGCTGTCCTGCATTAAATATGTGTAGTTGGCGTCTGACTGAAACGACGCGCCGCTACTGTTGATATAGAAGATAGCCTGGGTGCCTATGTTGCCGTTGGCCGTCAGCAGACCATTGACCGTCAGCGGTCCCGTGATCGTTCCACCAGCGATCGGTAGGTAACCGCCGGCCACGCCACCGACATACGCCTGCGTCGCCAGCGCCCCGATATTCGATCCGTCCACGTAAGCCAGGATGGCGGAACCGGTCCAGGCGAAGCCATGATAATGCCCCGCGCCGACACCCGTGTAGGTGATCCCGATGCCGCCGACCCCCGCGGTGCCGCTGATCGTCGCGGAGGTGGCCGATAACGCCGCCAGCACAGTCGCTCCAGCCACTGCCAGCCCACCATTAAGACCCACCCCGCCACCGACGTTCAGCGTACCGCTGACATTCAGGTTTCCCGGGCCATTGAGGGTGCCTCCCGTCAGCGGCAAATAGCTTGCCACCGTGTTGTTGACGGTGTTCCCGACATACTGCCGTGTCGCCGCCTCGAGCGGCGCTGACGGGTCGTGCGCGAGGATCAGGCTTCCGACCATGGTCCCGCCGCCAAACGTCATCAGCGTGCCGTCCACGACCGGCAGCGTCAGGTTGACGTTCGCGCCGGCCAGAAGCGAGGTGCTGAACGCGCCGAACGTCGTCAGATCGCCGCCCAGCGCCAGCCCGCCCGCCGTCGTCACGATCCCGCTGCCGCTGGCGTTCACCACCAGCGCCTTGTTGGGCACTCCGGCGAGGTCGGGAAACAGGTCGAACGCCTCCGCGATGAGCGAGAACTCGTTGCGGATTGTCGATGAGGCGCCGGGGGTCAGCGTGCCGGGGGCGCCGGTTGGAACGTAAAACGCCATCAGACCCGCAGCCCCCTTCGCATCGAGTAATGGTAAATTATGCTGTTGACCGTATATGACGCGATGTAGTTAGTTCCCGATCCGATCTGAAACCGCGCGTTCTCGGCGGTCCCCGTCATGTCGAGGTCAGTCGGCAGCAGGCTCGACCCGTCCCAGGTAAACGTATCCCAAACGAAACGATCCCAATATGGCGTCCGTGTCAGGTCGAGAACGGTGTTGACCGGCGGAAGCTGCGCGATCTGCGGGCTGTCGTAGCCAAGCTGATAGCCGAACTGGACCTCGGTATACTCGTCGCCCTGGAATTCCAGCGACACCGCCCGGTATCGCTTCAACACGCGCGGCGACCGCTGGAAGTCCCACGCCGTCGTGATGTAGGCGTCGATCACCGCGCCGTCGAAGCCCGGCCCCGTGTCCAACAGGTAGACGAACCCGTCGAGACCGCCGCCGAACGTGTTCTCGTATTCGCCGACGCAATTCATCGTGTCGACGCAGTTCATCGCGACCGAGTAACGCGCCAGGGTGGCGCCGAGATACTGCTGATTGAGCATCGACACGTAGAGAACCGACTTGTCATGGAAATACAGCCGATATTGGCTCTTTTCGCGGTTCACCGATGACGCCAGGAGGTTGCCGCGCTGACTGATGATGAACGGCAGGATGTTCTTGGTCAGCGTGTTGGGCGTGAAGTTGCCATAGTTGAGCGTGGTTTTCATCGTGATCACGCCAAGGTCGTCAAGAATGAACGTATCGAACAGGTTCTGGGCGGAATAAGGCACCGTGCCGATGCCCGTGCTGAACGCGACATAATTGAACGTCGTCGGATCGGTGCCATACAGCACCGAAAAGTTGCCCCGCAGCAAGACCGCCATCGCCGCCGATGTCTGATCGCCGGGCAGCGTGATCATCGCGTTGACCTGGTCGCCCGTGGCGATCTCGCCGCCGCCGTCAACCGCCGACCACATGAACGGCAGGCCAGCGGCGCAATGGACGATCGACGAGTCCTGCGCCACGAACAGGAAGTTCTTGTGAAACGTTACGTGTTTCGGCTGGTCGGGGTTCAGGCCGGTTTTGATCGGCGCGTAGGTCGTGCCGTCGAATTCGAACGCCGGATTGACCCCGTCGCACCCGTAGATCCGCCGTGTGCGGCTCTGGCCGCTGAAATTCCCCTTGGTGAACTCATACCGCCCGCCGGGCAGCAGTGTTACCGCCGCCTGCGGCCCCGCCAGGGTCACCGCGACGCCGCCGGGCGCCGTCGCCGCGCCGGCCGTGAACGACCCGCCGGTCGTGGGGCCGACGACCATCTGGCCGACCGCGGAACCGGCCCACGCGCCGGATTGCCACATCACCCGGTTGATCGTGGCGCTCACCGCGCCCTGCGTCAGGATGGCGCCGTCGAGCGGCGGCGCGCCGCCCGTGCCGGCGGTGAACGAAACGAGGCTGCCCAGCGGCACCGCCACCCAGCCGCCTCCCGTGGCATGCCACAGGCCTCCGGCGGTGGCGCCGACGTTGTCGCGGAAAGCGAACACCTGGTCGACGCCGTTGAAGACCATCCCGACCACGCCGCGCACCGGCCCGCTGCCGGGCACGGCGAGGATGTCGGCCCGGTAAATATCAGCGGCGAGCGCCTGGTAGATCGCCGCCTGTTTCAGGCTCAAACCGAACGACAACGGCGCTGGTATGCCCACGTAGACGCCGCCGGGTGAGGTGCGGATGGGGTGGATCGTGTCGAACACCCCGGTCACCTTGGTCACGACCAGGAAGGGAGTCGGCGTCGTCTCGACCGCGATGACGGTCCCCGTGGCGCCGGTCACATCCTGCGTGATGATCGAGCCGACCGGCGGTAGCGACTGGATCGCCGAGACCAGGAAGTCAAAATCGAAGTCCGGGGTGAAATCGCCCACCGACGCGGAGCCGCTCAACTCCAGCACCTGAAACGTCGCGGTGTGCGGCGGCGTCCGCCCGTCGAACCGCTCGTAGCCCTCGATGCGGCTGTAGCCGCCGTTCTGGGCGCACTCGAAATTCAGCACATCGCGCAGCACGCCGGGTTGCAGGCGCAGCGTCGGCGTGACGAGGTCGAGGCCCCCAGGCATGAACGTACCCTGGACCGTGACGCCGCCTAGCTGCGTCGTCCCGTACTGGACCTTTGTCCATTGCTGTTTGGAGACGACGTTCATCGCGTCGGCGGCGCGATCCAGTGGTCACACACGAACACGTATCGCTCGCAGGCAGGGCACCAGTGCTGTGTGCGGGGTCTCATACGCCCGCCACCGCCGCCCACGTCCCGGCGCCCTGGCTGACGTAGAGCGTGCTGCCCGCCGCGCCGTCGGTTCGCATCCACAACGACCCCTTGGGCTGCGTGCCGGTCGCGGCGCCCGTGCCGGATCGAATGGTGGGTCCTGACGCATTGATCGTCAGCGGCTGCGTGACGGTCACGGCGGTGTCAGTGACCGTCAGGCGATCCGTCGCCGCCGTTCGCAGCGCCACGGTGCCGCTCGCGGGAACCTCGATCTGGATGATACCGCTGCCCGACGCATTTATCAGCCCGAGGGTGGTCGAGGTCGCGCCGACCATGCCGATGTAACCAGCGTAGACACCGTCAGCGCCCCGCGCGAAATCGACACGACCGCCCTGACCGGTATAGCCGATCTTGAACTGATTACTGTAGGTATTGGCGCTACTGATGTATTGCGTGCCGGCAAAACGCCATGAGAACGCGCCAGCGACATCGAATATCATATTGGCGCTACCGGACTGGTTCCGAATACGGAGGTCGTTATTGCCCGTCGCCGCGTCCATGCCGATGAAAGCGGTCACGCCGCCGTCCGACGCGCGCCGGAAATCAAGCCGCCCGGCCTGTCCCACCCGGCCAAGCACGAGTTGATAACCATAAGCGCCGTCGAACCCGCTGCTATACATTCCGGTCAACGGTTCAGCGGGCAGCGACAGCGTGTATTGCTGGAAGTCGTTGTTAGCGATCCAGTTGTCTCCGTTGTCAGCGCCAACACTGACCACCACGCCGGAAGCGCCGCCGTGCATCGTATTGCCGCTGACGATGATAACACCGCCGGTCTGGCTCAGAACCGGCGCCGTCAACGTCGATCCCGCGACAATGTAGCTGCTTAACAATGAGAACGTGCCGCCTGACTGGTTCAGCGCGCTACCCGCGCTGTTCGCCATGGCGAGAAATCCACCGACGAGCGTGAGCCTACCGCCGCTGATGCCAATCGTCGGCACGCTGCCGTTTTGCTGGATAAAGTAGTTTGAAAGCGTCGTCGTGCCACCCGTGATCTGAATGGGGTTGATGCTGGCGGGAGGCTGAGCCGACCCGCCGCGATACATCGAACTGACGCGGAGCAAACCGCCAGCGATAATCAGGTCAGCCGTGTTGTCCATTTGCAAATCAGTGATGACCCACGGCACCGGCTGGCCGCCCGGCAAATCGGCATTGGCGGTCGTGACGAAGTTGGCGTCCACGAAAGTGATGTTACTCGCGTTCAACCCATCGACGCGGCCCAGACGCCACCCTTGGGGAAGACCATCGTGATGCGTGTTAAACGGGCCGATCGCGTTGCCGGTGAAACCATACAGCCAGGACCGCCAGCCATATACGTGCGTGGTGTCCAGCCCTCCATCAGACTGCCAGCCGATGTTCAGCGCGCCCATCTCGATGTTCGTGATGCGCGGCACGACGTTGCCGGAACAGAAAATCCCGTCCCAGGCCCCACCGACATAGAGGTCTTGCAGATGCGGCCTACCGGTCTGCGTGGACGGCGCATAAATGGCCGGCGGATACTTTACGCCGGTCCCGCCAACACCGCTGGTGCCGCCCGCCGCCAATGTCTTGAAGTTACTCCGGCCAGGGCCAAACCGTAGCGCGTCGCCGTTCGCCACCCCCGGCGCCACGACGGCGGTGGAGAGAGTCAGGACATTACCCGCGATGGCGGTTATGGTGGCCATGGCGGGGATCGCCGCGTTAGGGCCGCCCACGTAATTACCAACCAGGATATTGGTCGCGTCTGTCACGGTGATGGTGGTTGAGCCCACACCGCTGGCGGCTCCCGCTGTCTTTGGGAAATCTGGCGGCTGGGCGAACGTGATCGACAGGTCGCGCACCGTCGGGGACTGAAGTTCATAGCCGCTCAGCGACAGCACGCCGTTCGCGGTCGGAGAAAACGACTGGTCGATATACAGGCCGGCGGTCTTGGACGATGGCCCGCGTAACGTCGTGTTGGCCGGGATATTGATCTGGCCGTTGATCCGGTAAGTACCGGGCGGCACGAATACATCACGCCCGGCGGCGCAGGCGGCGTTGAACGCGGCGGTGCTGTCCACGGCGGTGTTCGGGACCGCGCCATAGTTCAGGACATTCTCAGTGTCCGAAGCCATGTCCTGGGCCGAACGCGCCACGGTACCGCCGGTCGCGGTGTAAGTCAGCGGCCCCACCATGGACCCGCCGGCCAAAGGCAAATACGCCGCCCCGGCCGTGGTCACCGCGGCGCGCACAAAAGCAGTGGACGCGATCTGCGGCGTATTGGTCCCAGGCGCCGCCGTGGGGGCGGTCGAAACGCCAGCGAGGGCCAAGGGACCTGACAGTGCCCCGCCGGTCAGCGGCAACCAGAACGCCGTGAACTCGTTGTTGATCGAGGTGGCCAGCGCCTCGGGCGTGATCACCGGCAGCGCGGGGTTGTAGCTGGGGCCGTGCAGGACGAGCGTCATGCGAGCGCGGCCCCCCAGGTCACCCGCGGCGCGCGAAGAAGCTGCAATCGCGAATACATGCCCGCGTTCTCCTCCTGGCCGCGCGTATAGACTTCCTGCGCGGACTCATACTGGCCGTATTTCATCATCGTCCTGTAGACGATCAGCATGTGGAACCGCGTCGGCAGGCCGAACGGCACGTCCGCGTCAGCCGTCAGATCCGGAGGAATCTGGAAATAGTCCCCGGTGACGGTGTACTGGTCGTTCGGCGGCGGACCCAGATTGAGGCTCAGATCCGGACCAATGGCGATGACGATCGGGCGCGTCTTCACGTTGCGCTGCGCCCCATACATGTAATCGTTGCGCCATTGATCATAGGGGATGTCATCGAGGTAGTTCTCGTTAACAAACCCGACCGATGTCGTGTAGTCGCGGAACGTGTGTTCAGCCCACTTGCCAAGCTGGTCGGGAGCCACGCCCACCGTTCCTGGCCCGGTGCCAAGCGGGTAGCTGGCCTGCCCGGCGATGGTCTGGAACGAAACACCGGCCCCCAGCATGTTGCTGGACCGCAGCCATTCCCAGTCGTCGTGTTCCATGACGATGTCGGAATAGGCGTCCTTGACCCACGCGGTGACCCTGCCGACGCTGCCGGTGGCCCCGACCACGGTCGGCAGCACCGTGTTAAGGGCGGCGAACGGCGCCACGCCGCAATTCATGATCGCCACGCGGCACATTTCGAGGTAGGTCACGTCAATACGTCCTGCGAATGACCTCGGTCATCCACGCCGGTCCCTTGGGGTTCGGATCGGACAGCACGGACACGGAATGGACCGGCGTCGTGAAGCGCGGCGTCTTGTTTTCGGGCCGCTCGGTGTCGGAGCCGAAAATCTGCGTGTTCACGGTGTCGACCTTAGCGCGCAGGATGATCTCCAGCACCGACCGGCGCACCGTCAGGTTCGTCGCCACCGGCAGCCAGCCCAATTCTCGCCAGCGCCCGTTGGTCATCACCTCGGCTGGCTTGCCGTTCACCCAGACGGGGAACGACATGGCGGCGTTCCTGTCAGTCGAAGGTTGCAGGCGGATCTCGATGGGTTCGTTCATAAACGCCAGTTCGTCGGCGTAGTCCTTGGCGATCAGGTCCTTGTCCGCGAGGATGATATCGCCATCGTAATCCTTTGGATCGGCGATGGGTTCGTATTGCTCAACCGCGACATCGCTGTTGTGGGCTTCTTTCTTCTGAAACGGCGGCATGTGTGTCTCCTCGGGAAGTGACGCCGCGGCCTGGGGGGGACGTGGGCCGCGGCGCCCGCGCCATCAGCTAAGTTGGGGCCGGCTGGGTAGCTGACTGACGTTCTGGAAGGCCGTGGCCGTCACGCCCGACGCGGCCCACGCGCCCGTGCCCGGCGTCCAGGGCGCCGCCGAGGGCGCCGTGCGGATCACGGTGTAGGCGAGCGCGCAGAAGTTATCCGCCAGCGGCGGAAACTGCGGGTCGCGCAGGAACGCCCCAACGGTGGTCGTGACGCCCGTGTTGGTCGGCAGGATCTGTCCCTGCGCCATCTGGATCGCGCCAGCGGCGTTGACGCCGATGACCAGCACGCATGTGCTGTTCGGCAACACCGGAACAAACGGCTGCCCGGTGACCGCGTCGGTGGTCGGCGTCGGCTGCGCGGTCTGCGGCGCCAGGGGCGTCGTGAACTTGCCCTGGATCACGCAGCTGGTCGCCGCCGTCGTCGTGTAGGTCGAGGTAGCCCCGGCGACCACGCCCGCGTTGGACAGGTTCTGTGTGACACCGTAATCAAAATTGAGGGTAGCCATTTCATTCCCCTTTCAAACGAGGATCGTCGGATCGAACGCCCCGGTGGGCGAGAAATAGGCGGTGGTCGCGCCGCTCAGTGGCGTGGTGCCGCCGATGAACGAGCCGCTGATGGTCACGGTGACGAAACCAATCAACGCCTGCCCACGCGGGAACTGCGGGAACCCCGCGCTGCCCGCCGACGTGCCGTTGGGGCCGGGCGCGAACGTCACGACCCCGGCGCTGTCGGTGAACCAGCAGCCGATGCCGAAAAACCCCGTGGTCACGCTGAGGCCCAGCGGTTTCGGCAGTTCGGTGCCGGCGGCGATCGTCACCATGCGACCGTTGGCGCAGGCCTGGAACGCCGACGCGCCGATCTTCGCGGTGGTGTTGTCGGTCGTTCCGATCACCAGCCCGGCGGGTGTGAGCGCCTGCGAGGACATGCGGTCGCCGATCGGGATCAGGCAGGCACGCAGGGCATGCACCCACCGCACCTCGCGGAAGCCGGCGAGGTATCTGTTCATCGAGTCAAGCATTGGATGTCTCCTTTACTTGATCACTCAGACCAATACTTTGGAACCGACGTTCCCAACGGCCATCCAGCCTTGATTCTCGATCATCACGGCTTTCCACCACGCGCAGCCGACGTAACCGCGCTGGCCCAACGGGTCAGACTTGGTTTTGTCGCCGGGCGGAATGAATGTCGGATCGAGCGCGCCGAGGCCGCGCACCGCGATCTGGCCCCAGGCGTCCTGCGCCGTGACGATGAACGGGTAGATGTCGATATTCGCGCCCGTGGTGGACGACAGCCCGGTGGCGCCCACACCCGCGCCGCCGTCCTGGATGGACGGGAGATCCGCCGAGGTGATGAAGCGGAACCGCTCGCACTTGCCGATTTCGTTCTGGATCGGTGACCCGGACGCGTAGGCCTCGGCGGGCACGAAGTTGGGAAGGTCCCTGATGTCAGGCTCAAGGTCGGTGTGGCTGTAAACCGTGAAGCCCTCGGCGACCGGGTCGGTGCCGAAATTTTGTGACGCCTTCAGAACCTTGTTGACCGGTTTGCCGTGGTTGGCCTGAAGGTTGCGCGCGATGCGCCGGATGAGGCCCAGCGTCAGCCCGCCATTGGTCGTGGAGATCGATGTGCCCGCGCCGCCGTAGTAGACGTTGGTGCAGGCCCGCAACGCGCCGTAGGCGATCATTTCGTTGACGAACGTCATCCGCTCGCCAGCCTGTTCGATCATCGCCTTGGGAATGTCATCCTCATACAAGTTGTAGGTCTTGTCTGAGAACCCGTACAAGCAACCGAATTGCTGCACGACCACGGTGATGTCCAACGGCACGATGGAGTCTGGCGGCGGGGTCACGCCCTCGGAGAGTTGATGCGCCTGGGCAATGATATTGCCCCGATCGCCCGGCCCGTTCTGGAAAAACTGGTTCTGCGACGAGGCCGTGGCCCCGGTGGCGCCATAGGGCAGCCAGCGGCGCGCGACGTACGTGTCAGAGTTGTTCTTGGGCATCGGGATCTGTCGCCCGCTGCGGCCCAATACTTCCTGCGGCACGGCGTGGCTTAGGATTTCACCTTTGAATTTCGCAAGTCGGGCGGTGGTCATGCCAAACGTTTGCATTGCCATGGTTGGCGCTCCTGTGAAGAGGATTTTTTGAGGTATTCACGGGAACCGCCGTCAAATGGCGTCGGTCACAGGCCGGAATGAACCGGTCGTCGGCGTAGGCGTGTCAGCGGTTTTTGAAGCCAGACTCGAAAGCGGCCTCAACGTCGTTGGTGGCGTCGGCGGCGGGTGCCGCCCCATCGCCGCGTGGTTGTACCGCCTGGCGGATGCGGTCAGTGCGCGCATCGGCGCGAGCCGCCTGCGCCTGGCGCGTCTGCGTCCTGGTTTGCGTCTCGCGCTGGAACAGGTTGATCGCGCGCATCACCACGGCGGCTGATTCAGTGCCGTTGATCCGCCGCTGGTAGCCGGCGTCCTTGGTCGCCAGCCACTTGCGGAACGGGTTATTGGGGTCAGGCATCTGCTGGGAGACATCGACGGCGCCGACGATGTCCCGCCAGTCAGGATGGGCGTCCTCAAGGACCTCCACCTCACGCTCGGACGAGTGTTCGTTGAGCATGCGGCGGATGACGGCGGGATCAGCGCCGTTCCCGTTGACGCCCGAGAGAGCGCGCTCCAGCGCGGCCCGCGTGGAATTCGCCAGTTCGGGGAAATCGCGTTCCAGGTCGGCAAACGCTTCGCGCGATACCTCGATCTTGCGACCCTGCGGCGTCTGGTCGCGCAGGCCATTGATGACTTTCTGTAGGTTGCCGATCGTCCCGAACGCTTTGGAAAGCTGTTGATCATATGTGGCCGTCTTTGCCGCGGCGGTCCTCACATGGTCCCAGTCCGACCTCGTGATCTGGACGTAGTCCGGGTCCTTGCCGTTCGGCTTGGTCTCCCGTGGGGTTTCCGCGGGCTGAACTTTACCGGGATCGGCGCGTGGCTCCGGACGTTTCGGCGTTTCGGCTTCGAACCCGCCCGCGAAGGCAGCCTCGGCAGCCGCGTCATCAGTGGTGGTGGTGTCGTTGTCGTCTACGTTCATGGGTTACTCCACAGTCCGGACACGCCTCGCGGTGTGTCCTCTCCGCCATCGGTCAATATTGGCCGATCTTGTCCCAGCGCGAGGAATCGCTTGATCGCGCGTATTTCGCCTCGCAGCATCGCGGTATCGAGTTCCGGGCGTGTCGCGTCGTTGCGCCGCCGGGCGTTGTCCAGTTCGCTGGCGAGCCAGCCTTCCAGGCGCCGCCACAGGGGGGACGCGCGGTCCACCGGGCCGAGGTCGAACGGCGGGTCGGGCTGCGACGGGAAGAAGTCGCTCACTGGGTCTGGTCTCGCCCCTGCGTGGCGGCGGCGCCAGCGCCCGCCATGAGGCCAGCGATGCCATACCGGCGGATGATGTCCATGTTTTTCGGATCGAACACGACCGCGTTACGGGTGCCCTCGCCCGCGGCCCGGCTGTCGGCGTCGAGGTAGCGGAGGCCAGGAACGCCAGCCGCGTTCAGCGCCGCCGACGCATCAGCCTGCGAGGACCGCGAAGCCAGGCGATGATAAATCATCTGACCGCTCTCAGCCGGGTCGTAGTCGCCCGACGACGGGTGGTACATGTCGGGGGCGATCTTCGCCAGCGCCGCCTGGACATCGGGATGCTGCTCCGACAGCGATCGATCCCAGTCCAGGAATCTCGCCGGGTCGGCGTTGACCCTGACCTCATACATATGCCCGCCCTGCGTACCGCTGGTGATGCTTTCCTTATTCGCGTCCAGCCAGTCGCGCGCGGCGCGGTATTCCCTGTCCACCGCGGCGAGGTTCTTCAACTTCGTTTCCGCCTCTAGCAGATTATCCGACCCGTGCAGGGTCTCGAGCGCCAGTGATTTACCGGGTGGAACGGTGCCCGCCTCAGCCCCATAGGTGCCGTTCAGCACCTCAAGCAGCGGCTTGCCACCAACACGGAACCCCGGTGCGCCGGCCATGGTCTCCGGGTCTTTGTAAGTGTGCGCGACCGGCTCGGCGCCCGCGAGATATCCCGCGCCAACACCGTAGGCCTGACTGCCCTCGCCCGTGCCGATCTTCATCGGATCGAACTCGCCCAGCGGATTGCGCTCGGTCGGCGGGAACAGGTGCGGGCTGCCGTGGTAGGCCGTGAAGCCGGGTTGTTCAATGTTCGCGGGGCGGATTTGACTGCCATCGAACACCCGCAACCCGTAGCCCAGCATCGGATCGCCGCGATAATCGATCGCGTCATAGCCGTCTTGCTTCAGCCAACCGAGGAGCCGGTGCGGATCGACATCCATCGCGGCGAACTCATCGTCCCCCACGCGCCCGGCCTTGCGCGCGGCATACTCCTCCAGTTGCGAGTAGGGCATCGCCTTCCTCACCGTGACCTCGACCGGCTGCACCCGGCCATAAGATGCCGCCTCCTCGGGATGGTCAGTGAGGGATATGCCAGGGACGTGATCGTCAGGCGTCAGGTTCGGCCTGAACTCATCAAACGTCTCCGGCGAGCCGTGGAACATGATCTCTGGCGGCATGCCCGTCGCGTTGATCAACCCCCTCGATGGCGGTGGCATGTTACGCGGGATGCGCTTCGACGCCAGCGCCACGGCGCCGCCCTCGGCGCCCATCGGGCCGCCCGCGAGCATCGTCGCGTCGTGCAGTTCCATCGACGTGTCAGTGAGATCCCGGGCCTGCGTGGGCGTCATGTAGCGTTGGTCGCCCCAGATCCCACCGCCGACCGGGATGACCGACCGCACCTCGGCCTGGGCGGGGCGCGCAGGCTCGGCGGGCAACGTCGGCAACGCGCGCTCGCCCCCGAACATCCCAGACAACCAGTCCATGACCCCGCGACCAGCGGTCAACTCCGGTGGCGCCGGGTCGGCGTTCGGTGTGCCGTTGATCAAACCAGCCACCGTCGCCTCATTGCGTCTGATCCTGGGTGCCAGCCGCGGCCCCGGCGCCAGAGATGAGGCCGGCGATGCCGTAGCGGCGGATAATCGCCATGATGGACGGAGAGAACGTCACATAGTTGTGGGTGCCCTCGCCCGCCTGCCGGCTGCCGCTGTCGAGGTAGCGGATTCCGGGAATACCCGCCTCCTGAAGCGCGGCGGAAGCGGCGGTGGGGTCGCCCAGATAATTACTCCGATACAGGTCGCCCATTGTCGTCGGTTGACGGCTGTAGCTTCCCCACCCTTCCGGGTGGAGCGCGGCGCGCTGAATGTCCCACACCGCGTTATGGTCGATGTCGGGCGCCTCTTTCATCAGCCGCGCGAACTCCGGCGCATCGCCAGTAATGTTCGGGTTGTCCAACGCCCTGGTCGCGACGGCCCGCAAATCATCATTCGGTAGACTTGCAAGATAAGCCGCGCGTTCCTGCACGCCACCGGGCCTCAAATCAAACCGATCCGCCATCGCCTTCTGAACCACCGGATGCTGCTCGCTCAGCGGCTTGTCCCAGTTCAGATAGTGTTCCGGATCGGCATTGATATTGACCTCATACATATTGCCGCCGACACGCCTGAACCGATCCGGGTTCAGGGTGTTCACATAGTCGAGGTAATGCTGGCCCCACTGGTCCGGGTTGGCCTTCGCGTCCTCGATGAGTTGTCGAGGCGAGCGGCCCAGTACCACGTTCTCCCAGAATTCACGTTGCGCGTTCAGCCTGCTCCAGCCCTCGTTGTCGAGGCCGCGCTCGTTCGCCTGGTTGTGGAGATTGTCGTAGATCGTCTGTGCTTTCTGCCGCCCATACGACCAGTTGGCGTTCTGCACATACGTTTCAGCGGTCGGTTCCGCTCCGGCGGTGTAGTGGCCCATGCCATACGCCTGCGCGCCCTCACCCGTGCCGATGAACGCGTCATCGAACCGGTCGAACTTCGCGCCGCTACCGTGGTAGGACGTGAAGCCAGGTGCCTCGCCCGCCGCGTTGATCAGCCCTCTCGACGGCGGTGGAAGGTTGACCGGCGTCCGCCTCGACGCCAGCGCCACCGCGCCGGTCCCGGCCTCGGCGCCCATGGGACCGCCGGCCAGCATCGTCGCGTCGTGCAACTCCATCGACGCCTCGCGCATTCGATCGGCCTGCTCGGCGGACATTGGAACGCTGCCTCCAATGTCCGTGCCGGGCCTGAAGTCGGCGCGCGGCATCGTCATGGACTGCCCGGCATAGGCGTCCCGCGCCGGCCCCGCAGGCTCCGCGGGCAGCGTCGGTAGAGTCCGCGCGCCCCCGAACATGCCCGACAGCCAGTCCATGACCCCGCCGCCCGAGGTCAGTTCCGGTGGCGCCGGGTCGGCGTTCGGTGTGCCGTTGATCAAAGGCACTTACCCACCCACGCGCGGTTACTCGTCATCGCACCCGCATTCGTCGTAACAACCGTAGACGCTGACCGGCGCGCCGCACGTATCGCAGAACGGCTCATCGCGTCGCAGACACTTCGACTCACACATGCATCCCGGCCACTTACAGGCCAGCCCAAGCGCCTTACCCAGCGCGACCAGCCCCTCTGGCCCCCCGGGCACGTTTTTGTAATCGCTCATCCGCCAATCCTCCTGCGTTCCACCTGGAACGCTCGGAACGGATTATGCGCCAGCGGCGCCTTGACCTGGGCGCGCTCCACCAACAGCCGCCGCAGCATATCCACCTCGCGCCTGAGCAACGCGTTCTCGCGCTCCATGTCGACCATCTGAAGGCCGACCTCAAGCGCGTGCTGATACCAGTCGATCATGGGTTCACCTGTGACGCCGCCTGACCGTTCGCGGCACGACCGGGGACCTGAACGGCTGGCGGGTTCTGGTGTTTGAACAGATCCGATCCTGTGTCGATGGTGTGCTGGCGCCGCTGTTCCGCCGTCTGCTGGTCCGCCTGCCGGGCCGCGTGCGCCGAGTCGAGCGCGTGCGTGACCGCCGCGTGATCGGTGTCCACGGCGTGCTGGCGCGCTTCCTCGGCGGTGTCGACCGCGTGCTTGTGGACATCGACCACATGCGCCGCGTGCGTGTCGCGCGTATGGATCGCGTTGTTGATCGCGTTCAGTTGCTGTTCGACCTGTAGCTTCATCGCGGTCGACGCGAGTTCCGCCTTGGTCTGGTCGAGGCTGATCTGGTGGCGGTTGGCGTAGTCCAGCATGGCCAGTTGGCGTTTCTGTTCCATTTCGTGCAAATCGACGGTCGCCTGGACATGCAGCTTCTGCCCCTCCAGCGTGTTGGCGGCGTCGGCCACGCGTTGTTCCGCCTGCTGCGTCTGCTGATCGGCGGTCTGCTTCATCACGCCAAGCTTGATCTGCGTGTCGGCGTTTATGCGCGCGACGGTGACCGGGGGCGGCTCGGGCGGCGGCGCCGCGGCCATCTTCTCTTGCTCTTCCTCGGTGTATTGCATGTCGGTGGGATCGAGGCGCTTGCTCTTGAGGAACAACGCGGCCCACTTTTTCGGATCGATACCGTAAATTGGGTTCGCCGCCATGTTGCCCATCTGCGCGATGCTCTGGTCCTGAATGGCGCGCTCGACCAGCGCGACGGAACCGTGCGCGTCGACCTCGAATTCGCCTTTTTCCTCGTTGGGAACATCAGGATCGAGCAACAGCCATTCATAAAACTGGCGTATCAGAGGCTCGGTGATGAAGTCGTCAAAACTGTAGCCAATTGAACGGAGAAGCTGGTTCGCGTTGTTGTTCTGCAATTGCGTCGCGCCGAACGTGTCTGGCGTGGTCGATCCGGACTGCCCTTGCGTGATCAGCGGGATCGATGTCGTTTCCTCGGCGAACCGTTCCGCCAAGGTGATAATCGACATGAGTTGCTCGGTGACGTTGGGGATCGCGATGGCCATCATCGCCTGCCGCACGTCCTGCGGCCCGTCGTTGGTCTTGAACCATATCTTGTCGGGGGTGATCGTCCACAGACCGTCCGCCGGTATGATGGCGCTCTGGTCGATGACCAACTGGCTGCCCGCGCTTTTGCCCGCGTTGTTGAGCAACGCGCGCACGGCGGCGTTGACCATGCGTTGCGGCGTCCGCATCTGTTCCGCCACGCCGACGCCGGCCCAGCTTTCGGCGCGCCGCTGCCAAGGCATGGAGTTATACGGGAACGAGCCGCTGTCGAGCGGATTGACCGTGGCGCGGATCACCGTGTCGTTGATCAGCGTCACGATCACGAACACCTCGTCGCGCTTGTCGTTCTCGGCATCCTCGTCGGTGTAAGGATCGCGGCCCGAGGCCATGTCGATCGCGCGCATCTCCTCCTTGGTCAGCGTGCCCTGGAAATACCAGATTTCGAAACGATCCTTGTCGCGCTTCGACCCGGGACCGCGATCGGTCTCCGACCGGTAGGCCTTGTTCGGTCCCTCATCCAGCACCTGATCGATCGCGTCCCCGATATACCCGGGCAGGCTCTTAAGCTTGCGGATTTGCCGCGCCGACATGTGGTCGCGCTCAAAGATGTAGCTGCCGTCATGGATGTTCTCACCGCACGCGGGGTCCGGGAATATGTTCCACGGGTCCACCCACACCGCCGCCGGCTGGATGGTGTCCTTGATGATGACCTTAAGGTCCTCGCCGTGGCGTTGCTTCGTCAGCGCCATCACCCGTTTGGTGCGCGGCGTCGGCCCCTTCAGCACGCCAACGCCGAGGCGAGCGGCGTCGAAAATCACCTTGCGGATCTCGCCGCGATACTGACACGACAGCAGCCAGTTATAGATCCGGGTCTCAGCCGCTTTGGCCTTCTCGTCCGCCATCTGGATGTTTTCGACGGCGAGGTCCTTGACCGTCAGCGGGACGTGCCCTGGCGGCGTGGGCGAGGCCGGGGCGAGCGGCGTGCCCGGCGGTGTCAGCGCCTGCCCGGGTTGGCCCGCGGGGGGCGGCGGTGCCCCGGGCGCGGCGCCGGGGGCGGGTTGCCCGCCGCCCTGCCCAAACGCCGACGCGGCAGCCGCCGCTGCCGCCGCCATGGGGTCGCCACCGGATGGTGGGGGCGCGCCAGGTGGGGCAGCGGGCGCACCGGTCTCGCCGGGCTGCGCCGGGCGCGTCAGCGGCACGCCCATGTCGCCATGGACGACCTGGCTGGTGTCCTCTTTCGCTTTGATCAGGCGCGGCACCGGCATCGCCCGGAACGAGAACGCCTTATCGTCGGCGGGCAGCAGGATCTCGCCCAGCTTCGCGGCCCCGGCGTCGACATAGCGCGAGGTGAGCCGCAGGAACGCGGTCGATCGGTGGTCGGGGTTCCGGTTCCTGCGCTCCGTCATCAGCGGGCCATCCACGCTCATCGGCTTGGCCCAGCGTCCACCGTCGCCCACCTCGCCACGGTTCGCGTCGTCCACGCCCTCGTAGGCCTCATCAGCGGCGCGCCACGCGTCCTCGATGCCCGACATCTTGCGCGCCATCTTCGCCTCGTCGCGCTTGCCTGCGATCTCCACGCCGATCGCGGCCAGCGTCGGGCTGTCCTCCTCGCCACCGAGGTGCGGCTCGATGAGGTCGCGAACGGCGCGCGGGAGAGCGTCGAGAACGTCGCTCAACAGATCACGCCGTCGTGCTGTCGATGATGAAGCCGTAGGCCGCTAAAGCCACGCACAATGCCTTACCAGCGGTGTTGCCCGCCCAGGCGCCGCTCACCGTCTGACGGACGACCGGGGCCACGCCGAACCACCCGATTTTGGAGTCACCCATGATGTCGAGGATCGAACCGCCGCTGTTGCGAAACCGCGTCACGCGTGTGGTCGAGAGGCTGTCGGGCGTGCGGACCTCAAGCCAGCCGACCGGGGTCGCGGTGCCGATGCCCGATGGCGCCGGCATGTAAAATCCATACTCATTGACGGCCTTGCCGGGGACGCCGCTAGGCCCATAGATGATGTAGTGGTTCGTGACCGTGCCGGTGCTGGCGTTGACGACCGGGTGGCCGAGGAAGTCGCACGCGTTGGTGACCGTGCCGACGCCGTTGTTGCCCGACACGCCCTGCACGCCCGCCGCCCAGACCACCGTCCCGCCCGCCACGGTGTCGATCGCGGAGGTCTCGCCGTAAACCGCCGGGGTGTGCTGCGACGAAAAGACCGTGCCGCCGCCATTGGTCTTGATGTGCATGCGCGCGGTGAAGTTCAGCACGTCCTGCGCGTTGTTGGAGTTGATGTTCAGGATCGTCTGGAACTGGGTCGGGATCGTCTCGGCCAGCGGATCGGTCACCGTCGAGTTGATATAGACCGGCGTCGTCGGGTCGTTATTGATCGTCAGCCCACCGTTGAACGTGACCGGCCCCGCGACGGTGCCGCCCGTGGCCAGCGGCAGGAAGGCACTGCCGTCCAGCCCGGTGACCAGCGCCGATCCGGTGCTGACGAAACGGGTGTAGGGCGCGACATTGAGGCGAAAGACGCTGTTGATATCAGCGAGCATCGCGGCCGGGGGGGACGATATCTGCGCCGATGTCACCTCGACCGGCGCCCACATTCCGTCCGCCCCGGTGGCGTTCGGGTTATCGATCCCGACCGGCGCTCCGGACACCGGATCGACAAGGAACTTAAAGTTGTTCCACGGCTTGCGCGGCTGCGCGGGGGAGACCGTCGAACGGAAGGTGGTGACTACCGGCATCAGCGCAGGCCCCCTCGCGGTAACGGCACTTCACCCAGCAGGAAGGACACCAGGATCAGAATGAAGATCAGCGCGACGATCGCGATGGCGATCGTGCTGAACGGTTGCGGTAGAGGAATCATCTGAATGATCCAGATAATGAGGCCCAGGACCAGGCACAGGACCAGCAGCCAGATCAGCAACGAGATCATCCCAGCATCCCCATGCCTGAGTCATGCGTTTCGAACACCGGCACGCGCGGTCGCGCCTCGGTGGCCGGGTCGCGCGTCACGGCGCCGTAGCGACCGGCGTCGGCGGCGTGTGAGGCCCAGTCATGGTGCGGGTGGTCCTGAAAGCGCCTGTTCTTGTCGTCCCACGCCTTGCGGTATTGCCGCAAAGCCTCAATCAGGCGGTCGCATTTCTTTATATCGAACATGCATCGAGGCAGCATGGCGCGCACCGCGTCGATGCCGTCCTCGATGCCGATGTTGGGCGCGAGGATGAACCGGATGCCGAGGCCCGCGGCGGTCTCGCGGCGCGTTTTGCCGGTGCCGAATTCGCGCACCTCGATGTCGTGCGGCGCGATGTGGCGGCTGTAAACGTATGGTTTCGCTTGCAGAACCTTGGCGTAATGCGACAGACCCTCGCCGCTCATCTCGTAATAGTCGATCACGCGGATCTCGCGCTGGTATCGTTGCACGAACCAAATAGCCGTGCTGTCGCCGACACCCAGATCCCACCACGTCTCAACGCGAAGGTTCGGCTCGTAAGGCACGTTGCCGATGCGGCCTTCCTTCTCGGCGTCGGACATCTGCCGACCGTAGTAGGCGCCCACCAGGGCGGCGCTGAAGCTGCAATAAAACTCTTGCTGGATCATGTCTTCCGACATGCCGGCGGCGCGCTCCTCATCGATGACATCGGGACCGATCACCCGGGTGTCATCGACCGTGAGTAGCTGCGCGAACCACGATGGATTGCCCTTCGCCATCTCGTAAAGCATTGCGCCATGGTTACGACCGCGCGCCGTGTAGATGAACACCGCCCAACCGCCGTTCTCGGCGAGGATCGGTCGGATGTAGTCCCAGGCGGCGGGGTCGGCGACCGAGTATTCGCTGAACACCACGCCGACCGGGTTGGCGCCGATCAGCGCGTTGTAGTTGTCACTGCCCACGAGTTGCCAGACCGAACCGCATTTCAGTTCGATCTTCATTTCGTCTTTCCGATGATTGATCCGGATCGAGGGCGGGAACGCCTGGTCGATCATCCTGCGGCCCGCGCGATCGATGCCGTCCCACACCGTTTTGCGCGCCTGCGCCTGGGTCGGCAGCATGTGCCAATAGGTGCCCTTGCGCTGGTGCGCCGCGGCGGCGGTCCAGTTGAGAGCGACGGAGTCCTTGCCAGCGCGTCGGTGCCACACGGCGACGGCGCGTTTGCCGCCGCCCTCCAGGTGGTCCCAGAGCGGCATCTGATAGTCGTTGGGCACCCAGCCGTTAGGGATCGTTACGTTCGTGGCGACCCGTCCGGATTGCGCGTGATGGCGATGTTAGCCCACATCGCGCAGTCGCGTAGCTGCCGCATCAGGTAGGTCTTATCCGGGCCATCCGGTATGATGTTGTCGAGTTCAACGGTAAGTTCCGCGAAAGCGGAACGTGCCTGCGTCATGGTTCGCATCTGATCGTCTGTCGGCTTCAGGTATTCGAACGTCGAAGCGTGCAGCATGGTCACTCCGTTTTGCTCTTGGAACTAAACTTCACGACCTGTATCGTCACGTCTCCATCACCCGCCGCGTTGGCGTGTTGAAGTTTATCACCGTAGACCCCGGGCTTAAGTTTACCAGCGGCCCATTTGTAAGCATCGAACGCCAGTCTGGCTTTTGCCGCATCTTCACACGCGACCGCGACCTCGAGACCCATTTCGAAGTAGGTGTCACCTTGTTCTTCTCTCGCATGCGCGTATTGGTTGCGGAAGGCTTCAAAACTATTCTTCCAGCGCAGGACAGTGACCTTATCGGGCATTTCAGGATCTTTGCAAATCTGTCTGAGGCTTTCACCGAGTGCCAGCCTCTGACAGATAAGATCCGCCATTCCCTGTGTGAACGAAGAGGGTCGTCCAATCCCCATTGCTCACACCGCCTGCACGGATTCGGGAGGGTCGCCCTCGATCAGGGTGACTTTGTCGGGTTGTTCGTCGCGCCTGACGAGGTCGAGGATTTTGGCGGCGACGAGTTCATCGTCCCAGCCGCCCTGGATGCGTTGTTGCTCGATCAGGTGGGTGATGCTTTGGAGTAGGGTTTGGCTCACTTTTTGTTATCCGCCTTGGTGTTGTGCGCGGCGGGTTCGGGGTGTTTTGGGTCGTCCACGAGTTTCAGTTCGGCGACGATATTGGCGGCGATTTGTTCGTCTGTCATGCCGCCGGCTGATCTGGCGTTGCCCAGGATGGTGGCGATTTGTTCGACCTTAGACATGTCAGTACTCCGTTGAGTTGATCAGTCCCGGTGCAACGCGTTGGCGGGGGGGTGGTTTCCCCGAGGTTTTGGTGGCGCCTTTGGCGGGGGCCTTTTTGCGCGGCGGGAGTTTACCGGGCTTATCCGCGGCGACGTATTCGCGCCCGACCTTGGCCGGGATACCGATGGTGGACTTACCGGCCGCGGCGGCTCTCATGGCGCCACGCTGAGACTGCGATACCGGCGGCATGGGCTTCCCCGTGGTTTTCCCGATCCTGGGTGGTGGCGAGCCGCCCATCATATCAGGCGAACTTCTGTGCCGCTGGTGAGCCGCCGTTGCCCGCTGGCGTGGCCCCTTGAGGGCCACCGAACCCGGACGCGAAGGCAGCCTCGGCGCCACCGCCGCCGGATTGTTCGTCTTGCTGGAGGATGTTCATCGCGATCTTGAGGGCTTCCCCGATCGATCCGGCGGTCTGGGGTTGGTTGGACTGTTGGTCGCCGGCCGGTCCCATGGCGTTGGCATCGTCGGTGGACATGTCGCCGCCTTCGTCGTCCTCGGGTTCGTCGCCCTGATAGACGAGGTATCCGCCGCCCTCGGGGTCGCGGGCGATCGTGAGGATGACGTTGTCCTCCGGGCTTCCGGCGTCATCATCGGGTGGTGGGGCGCCGCCCGCGGTTGGGTCGGTTGCTCCCATGCCCGGTGGCATGCCGCCGCCTGGGGGTCCGCCGGGTGGTGCCGGGGGTAGGGCCATGGGTCAGGCTCCTCTGATGCGTTTCAAGTATTGGCGGCGTCCGCTCATTTCACGCTGCTTCGACCATATCGAGCGTGACGGAGATCTCGACCGGTCGTTTCATCACGTCGATGAGCAGCCAGATGCGGTTGCGTAGCGTGCGTTGGCATATGCCGACCATGTCGTTGAACGGGCCTTTGACGACGCGGAGGGGATCGGCGGGGCGCGGATCGGCTGGCGCCGGAGGGTAGATGACGCCGTTCGGCGCGGCCTGCGCCCACAGGGTTTGCATGGCGAGGAGGGGCACGATGGCGGGGAGCCGGGTGGTTGGCACGATCATCACGCGGGCGATTTCCTCGCCGCCGAGGGTCCGTACGACCTGTCGGTCGTAGGCCTGCGCGAACAGGTAGCGCGGGAAAATGCCGCGCAGCACCGTCTGGCGGTTGGCGAGCCTCGCCTGTTCCATCGGCCACCAGGCGGCGTGGCCTTGTGCGCGGATGCGGTGTTCGGTGGCTCGCTCAAATCCTGGCTTTGTATAGACGCAGTACCAGGGGGCGTCCGGAATGCTGGCGCAGGGCGCGAAGCACGAAGCGGTGTGCCCGGCGACCTCAGTCGTTGTTGACATGGCTCCCCGACCGGTGTCGCGCGGACACAGATCAAAAAAGCGGCGGTTGGTCAAGGATTGAAGTAGAAATTGTTCGGGAAAGGGGGGAACTTGGCGAACATGGCGTCAAGGTTGACCGCGTACCAGTTGTATTTCGCCATCGCGCGATCTTCGGGACTGAGACTGGCGAGTTGCTCGGCGGCGGCGGGGTTGGCGGGGATGAGCGGGCCGGCGCCGCGGCGGATGAATTCTTGCTCCAGGAGAAGCGCGAGACTGCGTTTCTGTTGGTCGGCGCGGTTGGATTCGGGGATGTAAAGCAGGCGCAGCCACTCGGGTGGTTTGGGCTTGGGGGGCGGTTTCGCCGCCAGGGCCGAGGCCCAGGCCAGCATGGCGTCGACCTCGATTTCCGTCTCCGCGGGCACGTCCCATTTCGCTGGCCCCTCGCGCGCGATCAGGCCGCGCATCGCGTCGAGGTCGAGTCGGAACCGGCGTTCCTCTGCGTGGCGATCGGCTTCACGTTCACGCGCCTCGCGGTCGGCTTCCCATCGCGCCTCTTGCTCGCGCTGGATGCGTCGGGCCTCGATCAGGCGAACCATGTGGGCCAGGAAGGCCGGGCGGTCGAAGCCCGGCGGCGAGCGCAGGGCGTGGCGCAGGCGGTGGCCGGCGGTGGCCAGGATCTGGCCGACCCTCTCCCGGCTCAGGCCGTCAGCGCGGGCGATGTCAGTGGCGGTGTCCCCCCGGATGAAGCGGGTCAGCATGCCCCGCTCGCGCGGTTTGAGCCGACGCGCGGCCTGGCGCACATCGAGGCGCCAGATCAGCGCGTCCTCGATGTCAGACACCGCCAGCCTTCGCCTCGGCCAGTTCGACGGCGCGGTCGAACACCTTGATCGTGTTCGCGTGACCCCAGTGATCGTTGTAGCGATAGATCGCCTCGATGCGGGTGTCCTTGCCCTTGCGGGCGCTCTCGGGCAGCGCGGGCCAGACGTAGTCGACGGCGAGGCGGGTGGCGATCGTGGCATCGCCATCGGCGGCGTGCAGCAGCCAGCCCAGCGCGCAGTGTTTGCCCTCGATGCCGAGGGCGCCAGTCCGCCAACTGGTCCTGACGCCGGCCAGGGCGACCTTCAGGGCGGCGAGATCCGAGAGTAGCCCGGGGGGGAATCCGTCGAACGGCATGATGGGGGTCCTCCTGTGTGCGTGGCCAGATTAACACACCAGGCGCGGGCGTCATCCGCCTGCGCGGGCGCGTACGACCCTGTTAGAGATAATTCTAACTGTTAGAGCGGGAATAAAAGGGGGAGAAAAAGGCCGATAACTCGGCTGTCCACGACTGAGTAAACCATGCAAACCATGTGAGGCAGACTAACACGCGTAGTGCGTTGATAATGTGGGGTTTTTTATCCGCGGTGGGTTTGGGTGGATTTGTCTGGGGCGACAAAAAATGTCACATCTTTTTTGTCAAAGCTGGTTTGACACCGTCCCAGGTCGAGTTTCGTGGGCAATTTCGTGGGGTTTTCTCTAACGGCGGCGGGTTCCTTGACGGGGTATTTGCCGCCGTTCGCATCCGCGATTTGTGCCAGGCAGACGCCGCAATAAGGCCTCCACCATTGGACCATCGACGCGTGACCGTGACATCTGACGCACGTCAGGCCGTGAAACGCGGAACGTCCGGAAGCGGCGAACGGCAGGCTCACGGCGGCGACCCGCGCGCGATGCCCAAGGCCAGCGCGTGTCCAGCGAGCGCATCCGCTTTGCTGGTGTAGCGTTCCTGATACTTGTCATTCTGAAAGCCAAAGATCATCGTCTCCCACAGCACCGGGGGACCGCCGAGGTGGGAGTGGTCGACGCCCAGGAACACCGTCGACACCAGCACGCCGGGGACAGATTCGTCCCTCGCCACAACACCTCGGTCGTTGGTTGCCATCCACCGCGCCCATGCGTGGAGATCGTCGCACGCCACCGGTTCGCCCTCGGCGTCGAGAATGTAGCGCCGCTTCATCCGAGGCTATCGCCGCGGGCGCGGATCGTCGTGCCGCTGTTGGATGCCTGGCCGTCCGGTGGGCGGAAGAACGGGCGCATCGTCGTCTGTTGATCGAACTGGCGCGGCATCGCCAGCGCGGCGTTGACCTTGACCAGCAACTCGGCGCGCTCTTTCGCGGTCACCTCCAGCGCGCGGGTGAAGGCTCGGGCGCGGCTGATGTTCCAGGCCATGCAGACGAGGTTGGCCACGACCGCCAGCCAGAGCATGACGTTGAGCGTGGACATGCTCATCGCGAGTCTCCGAAATTGGCGCGCACGGCGGTCCAGAACGCGATCGAGGCGATGTCGAGGTCGATGCCCTCGGGGATCTCGACCGCGCCGGTCTTCAGGTTGATCCGAATGCCAGACGTGCCCAGCGTCATCCATTGCAGCATCGGCGTGTCCTGGAACGTGAGATATCGCAAAGCCGCGATTTTGGGCGGATCTTCGATGCTCATTTCAACCTCAGTGACGGCATCATGGCGGGGCCTGGACGTGGGCTACAGGCGGCGACGGCTCGGGCGGCTCTCTCATGCCCTGACCGGTCCAGACCGCCCCCAGCGCCTCCTGTACGCCGTTCATGACGCGTTCCACGATCTGAAACCACATAGTGCGGCCAGGGCGAGAGCGGGCGCCGACCAGTCGCCCGTGAACCGGATGCAGCGGTCATCAATCGTCAGCCATGCCGCCGGTTTCTGGTCCGCGAAGTCGAACGCGAGCGGGGCCTCGGTCTCGTGCATTCCGCCCTTCTCGCGCCACTTCCTTCGCTGATCTATCAGCCACGCGCCCATCGCCGTCCGACCTTCCTCGGTGGACGAGCGAGACGAATAGATCACCAATTTGAATTGCTTCGCGGCCTGTTCGGCCCACTCGAAAAAGCCATCGGTCACGTCGTCGTAGATCACGCCGTTCTGCCAACCTTTGGAATATCGATGCACAACCCCATCGAAATCGATACACAGTATCGGCTTGTAATCGCTCATGGTTCCACCCTTTCGAGATACCGGATCGGCAGCAGCGTCCGCTCCGATTTGCCGTCCCAGTCAACGCCAGCCCAACTGTTCGCCACGTAAGCGATGGTCCCGGCCCGCGTGCCGAGATCCCGGAAGCGTTCGGCGGCTGCGAGGGTCAGTTTCACGCGGTCGTCTTTGATCATCTGGCCCCGCCGCGGACGACCGGGCGCGGTTTCGGCGGTTTGGCGTGGACGATGATGGGAGGGTCGCCGAGGCCGCGCAGGATCAGCGCGCGAGCCAAATTGGCCGGCGAGCGGTGGTCGACCTCGGCGGCGGCGGTGAGGCGAGCGAACGCGGCGGGTTCCAGCCAGACGTGGAGATCGCGTAGGCGTGTGGCCATGGGTCAGGCCCGCCTGGCGATGCGGATCAGCCGCTTGCGCTCGAGCCACACGCGGTCGCGCATTTCCTTCAGGTGGACACCCCGGTAGCCCGCGTCCGTCAGCGTCTGGGTGATCAGCGCGAAGGCCGCTTTGTTGTCCATGGCGCGGGTGTGGTCGGCGATCGTGTCGACGTTGCGCCGGTCGAGGTCGGTCGTGTCCGTTGACGGCGCGGCGGGCGCCGCCGTAGCGCGCCGCCGGGCCTGCCACACGCGGTAGTTCAACTCGTCCAGCTTGTTGCGCTTCCACCCGGTCGCCTCGCGCAGCAGGCGCTTGATCTCGCCGGCAGCCTCGGTGCCGTCCAGGTGCGCGGTGCGCGCGGCGACCTCAAGCACGAGCGGCTCGGTTTGTTCGACCGAGTAGTTCATGGGCGGGTGTGTCTGGCTCATGGGCCAGCGTAGGACGTTACGGGTCACCCCGGCAAGCGGCCTTTATTTGATATTGGTCAATGTGACGGGTTTATTTTGCTAACCTGTTGATATTCCACACATGTGACGGGTGTGATGGTTCGTGTACACACGGCGTCTGGAGAGGGAGCGTGCCACACGGCGGTTTTTCGACCGATGTGACGGATGTGACGGATGTGACGGTTTTTTTCCACGCGCGCGTGTGTCTGACGATAAAAATACGGGACCCGTCACATCCATCACATGTGTGAGATATCAATGGGTTAGAAATTTACCAGTCGCACGCTTATTCGCGCTCATGAGCTGGCTCACGAGGATCAGGCTCCACATGGATGCGTATGCCATTGATCAACCGCCCATTTCGGGAATGCTTACCGGGCGGAAAACCGTGCTTTTCCAGCACGCTGGTGAATGCCTTGTTAGATCCGGCCTTCTCGCCGGCCTGGAGCGCCCACGCCGTCCATGATTTGAACAGCGCGGCGCTTAAACCCTCGCACGTTGGTCCTGTGTCGCAGCACTCCGCGATCCAGAGGGCTATCGAATCCTCCTGGTCGAAATACTCCTCGGTCGCCGCCGTTACCTTGGTCGGCGGCGCCAGCCGGCCATGGCGCCAGTCGTGGCATCCCTCGATCGCCCAGGACAGGATGGCTGGCGCCTCGGCCCACAGCTTTTCCGACAGCCCGGGATCTCGCTCGGTGACGGGGATTGTGACCGTGAACGGCACCAGATTGAACCGCGCGCGGATCGCCTGGTCGACTGATCGCAGGCCCGGCTTGTGATTGCCGCTGATGCCCAACTTGAAGTTCGGGAGGAACGTGAACGGGTCCTTGTGCATGAAATTCGCGGTGATCGGATCGCCCCCGGTCACTGCTTTGATGCGTGCCTCGGCCCACGGCACGCCCTCCTCAGTCTCTTGCGACACGACCAACCGGGCGCCTTGCAGGCGGGCCAGGACCGTGAGGTGTTTGCCATGCCCGTCCTGGGTGAACGTGTCGGGCGAGGCGACCATCGCGTAGTCGCCCATGATCCTGGTCAGGGTGTTGAGAAACACGCCTTTGCCGTTGCGACCGGTGCCGTAGAAAAACCACATCGCGTGTTCCTGGGTGAGGCCGGTCAGCCAGTAGCCAGCAACGCGTTTCAGGTAAGCCTGGAGGAGGGGGTCGCCGCCGGTCACGCGGGCCAGGAACATCGTCCACTGTGGGCAGTAGTCCACCAGCGGATCGGGCCGCTCTCCGATCCACAATGGCGCCACGCCCGTGCATTTGGTCATGAGGCAGGCCGGATCGTGCGGGCCGATCTCGCCGGTCTCCAAATTGACGATGCCGCTCGGAGTGTTGAGCAGCCACGGGTTGGAATCCCAGGCATCGGCCTCGCGGGCGTGTCGGCGGTCGGAGCGGACCAGCTTCTCGATCGCGGCGACGGTCGACGCGGCGGCGAGCCGGGCACGGGTCTGGGCGTCGTCGGCCTCGGTGGCTTTCACGCGGACCATGCGGCGGACGAGGTCGAAGACCGACAATATTCGGTCCTGGCGCCAGACGCAGCCGTCCCAGGACATCCACTTGCCCCAGTCGTTCACCCATTTCAGCGCGTGGCCGTAGATCGCCGAGAAACGCAGGCCGAGGGAATCCTCGGAGAACTCCGGCGGCATGGCGTCGATCGGCTCCGCTTCGCCGTTGATGTAGCTGACCGGCTCGGGCATCGGCCTGGGCTGCCGCTTCGGCTTCGCGGGCTTCGGGGGCTTCGGGACGAAGAAATTGCCATCCTGGTCGTCACTCATCGAGGAACTCCCGTATGGCTTTTCGCATTGCGTCGCGGCGCGGCTCGCGCAGGAGGCGCTGGACCAGCACATCCGCCTCCAGCGCGAGGCACGCCTCGGACAGCAGGGTCGAGGACAGCCAGTCGCGGAGTTGGGAATGAATCACGTCGGGCAAGAACCCCGCCCCGCGCGCATGGGCAAGGTGCATCAGTTCGGCCACGGCCGCGGGGAACGTCAGGCGATCGTCGGCCAGATGGCCCGCGAGCCGGTTGACCTCGGCGCGCAGGACCGGCGCGACCAGGCGTCGGAAATCAGCCGCGAAGCGGCCAGGGGTCTCCCCACCCATGGCCCCGTCACACCCCGTGGGCTGGCGGCGGTTCCTCGGTCTGGTCGAGTAGCACGCGCGCGGCCTCGGCCACCCACTGAGCGAGGGTGAGCCTCCGGCGCAGGGCGTCATATTTGACGCGGAAGTAAAGATCGGCGGGCACGGCAGCGTAAAGCACCCGCGCTTCAGGTGTTGCCGACATTTTCTTGTCCATTATTGTGGCTATTATTCTAGGTTACTATGCGGATGTCGTCAACCGTACGTATCCCGTCATTCCGGTGGCCACGCCGGTCGCGGTGGCGGCGGGCAGTCGCGCGCCAGTTCCGCGAGCCGCTCGATCCAGGCCAGGATCTCGGGCGGAACGGGGAACCGGCCCGATCGCCAGCGGCGGACGGTCGAGGATGAATTCTCGGACACGTCGGCCAGCGCCTGCGTCGTCCAGCGGAGGTCGCCCATGGCGACGATGAGGCGGGTGTGGTGGTCGAGGGCGACAGGTGGACCGGACGCGACCACACGCCCGTCCTGGGGGCACAGGCCCCCATGGTAGGGGGCGCCCGGCATTTGACCACAGTCCTCGCCGCGGCGGCTGCCGCAGAACGTGCATTCACTCATGGGGTCTCCTCAGTGGCCCAGCCTCCTGGGCGGGCGTGGTTTGGGGGGGCGGTGTTCGGGGTGGCGGTGTTCGTAAACCTTGAGCAAGATCAGTCCCCAGATCGCGGCGCTCGCGTAGAGGATGGCCAGCGCCAACAGGATGCCGCCCGCGATGGTCAGCACTGGGCCTCTCCGTTCAGCAGCGCGGCCAGCGCCTCGGCCTCGCGGAGCGCGACCTGGTAGGCGCAGCGGTCGGTGCTGCCGACGTTCAGCCCGCCGGAGTAGGACACGATCCGGACGAGGTGTTTGGCGCGGTCGCTGATCATCTTCGGCATGCCGAGACCATCGGTCTCGACCACCGCGACGTTGCGGCGGACGTGCGTCCATTTGCCCTTTGACTGGGCGGAAGATGTCATGACGACGAAGCGGTGGGTGGTGGTGTTCATGTTCGCGTCCTTCGCGTTGGAGACCCGCCCCCGAGGGGCGGGCCGGTTGGTGTTCAGCCGAGAACCTCGTCATCCACGACGAGCATGTCGTTGGTATGCTGATCGATCAGCCGGGTCAGGCCGGCGACGAACGCCCGCATGTCCTTTTCGGTGACGAAGCACACCCCGAGGGCCATTTCGCCGTCGAACGTCTTGCTGCCGTCCGTCAGGATGTGTTCGATGATTTGCAGTGTGTTGGTCATTATCGCGTCCTTCGCGGTGTTTCCCGGCACCCCGTGTGCCCGGCCCAGGTGTTATGAACGATCAGCGGATGAGCGTCAACGACTTTTTACGGATTATTTTCGG